GGTGGAACTGTCGCTGCGGGCTGCCGCGGCGGCGGGCACCACGACCGATCCGGCCTGGGCGGGACCGCTGGTGGTTTATCAGAACCTCGCCAGCGAGTTCGTCGAGTATCTGCGGCCGATGACCATCATCGGGCGAATTCCGGGGTTAAGGCGCGTGCCCTTCAAGGTGAAGATCCCCCGGCAGACGGGCGCGGCGTCGGTCAGCTGGGTTGGCGAAGGCAAGGTCAAGCCGATCACCTCGATGGCCTTCGATTCCATCACGCTGGATATCAGCAAAATCGCCGGCATCATCGTGCTGACGGACGAGCTGGTGAGGCTTTCCAATCCGGCGGCGGAAGGGCTGGTGCGCGACGAGTTGGCCAAGGCGATCGTCCAATACATGGACGGCCAGTTCGTGGATCCCACCAAGGCTGCCAACGACATCTCGCCGGCCTCGATCACCTACGGCGTGACCCCGATCCCGGCCAGCGGCACCAGCGGGGCGGCATTGCGTGCCGACATCCGTGCCCTGATGGCGTCGTTCTTGGACAGCAATATGCAGCTGACCAGCGCGGTCTGGATCATGACCCAGCAGACGGCGTTGTCGATCGCTCTGATGATGAACGCACTCGGGCAGCCGGAATTCCCGAGCATCTCGATGAGCGGGGGAACACTCTACGGCATCCCGGTGGTCACCAGCGAGGGCGTGCCGGCTTCCGGCGGTTCACCGAGCGATGGCTTCCCGATCATCCTGGCGAACGCGAGCGACATCCTGCTCGCCGACGACGGCCAGGTCATGATCGACGCAAGCCGTGAGGCTTCGCTGCAGATGGACACCTCGCCCGACAGCCCGCCGTCCTCGTCCACCGTCATGATCTCGATGTGGCAGCAGAACATGATGGCGATCAAGGCCGAAAGATACATAAACTGGGCCAAGCGCCGCGCCGACGCCGTCGCCTACATCTCGGGCGCCAAATACGCCGAGTGAAGCCGGGCATCTCCACCTCGCAGTCAAAGCGGGGTGGAGACTGCATCTGGGTAGGAAATACCATGGTCAAGATCGTTGTGAACAAGGGCCGCAAGGTCTGGGATCGCGAGCGCCACCGCGACGCTAGGGAGGGCGAGATTCTTGACGTCAAGGATGTTGAGGCCAAGATCCTCACATTCCGGGGTGCCGCGTCCTATGCGCCGGCACAAGCGGCAGCGCCGAAACCCGCGCCACCACCACCAGCGCCACCACCACCAGCGCCGCCACCACCCGCACCGGAGCCGCCGCCGCCGGCAACCGAGTGGCCAGCCCCCGCACCGCATGTGCCGGTCGCACCGCCGCGTCAGACCGCGCTTGACGACCCGCCGCGCCGCCCCTACCGACGCCGCGATCTGGCGCCCGAGGAATGAGCATGGACGACGAGGCTGACCCCTCAGATCTGGTCGAGAAATCCTACGACGGTGCCGATAGTGGACGGACGTGGTATCCGTTCTATCCGCTGGTGCATGAGCCGTTCACCGGGGCGTGGCAGCGAAACCTTGAGCTACGGCCTGAGAGTGTTGCGACATTCCATGCCGTCTACTCATGCATCACGCTGATCGCCAGCGATGTCAGCAAAGTCCGAATTCGGCTGGTCGAGCAGGATGACAACGGCATCTGGAACGAAACCTTCTCGCCCACCTTCAGCCCGGTTTTGGCCAAGCCGAACCGGTTCCAGAACCGCATCAAGTTCTTCGAGCAGTGGGTCGTGTCCAAGCTCGTCCACGGCAACACCTACGTCCTGAAAGAGCGCGACAATCGCGGCAGCGGCCCGCTGCAGGGCGCGGTGCGGGCGATGTATATCCTCGATCCGCTGCGCACGCGGGCGCTGGTCGCACCGGACGGCGAAGTCTTCTACCAGCTCTCCCAGGACAATCTCGCGGGCCTCAACGAAGAGCGCGGCGAGGATCTGATCGTCCCGGCGAGCGAGATCATCCATGACGTGATGGTGCCGCTCTACCATCCGCTGTGTGGCGTCTCGCCGCTTACCGCCTGCGGCCTCGCCGCGGCAACGGGCCTCAACATCCAGGCCCAGTCGGCCAAGTTCTTCCGCCAGCAATCGCAGCCGAGCGGCATTCTGGTCGCCCCGGCCAGGATCAAGGAGGAGGACGCCAAACGGCTCAAGGCACATTGGGAAGCCAACTATACCGGCGACAACGTCGGCCGCGTGGCAGTTGTCGGTGACGGCTTGAAATACGAGGCGTTGTCGTTCAATGCCGTTGACTCCCAGTTGATCGAACAACTCAAGTGGAGCGCCGAGACGGTCTGTTCCTGCTATCACGTCCCGCCCCACAAGATCTCGATCGGCCCAATGCCGAACTACAACAATGTCGAAGCATTGGATCAGCAGTATTATTCGCAGTGCATCCAGCAGATTTTCGAGAACATTGAACTCTGCCTTGACGAGGGATTGGGCCTCACCGAACTGGTGGGCAAAATCTACGGCACCGAGTTCGATCTTGACGACCTGATGCGGATGGACACCGCCACCATGCTCAAGGCGCTTGGCGATGGCGTGCGCGGCGGGCTGCTGGCGCCGAATGAAGCGCGCAAGCGGCTAGGCTATAAGCCGGTCGAAGGCGGCGACACACCCTACCTGCAGCATCAGGACTACAGCCTGGCGGCGCTGGCCAAACGCGATGCCAAGGCCGATCCGTTCGCGAGCACCGGGCCAGCCCCGACCCCGGTGCCTGCGATACCCCCTCCAGCCGACGATCAGCAGCGCAACCTCGACCTCGAGGCGCTTGCCGAGCTGGTGCGGCTGGAGGCGAACACGCAGCTGCGTCTGCTCGCCGCATAACCTGAAACGGGGGCCTGGGAGATGCACGCACTCGAAGTGCGAACGATCATCGGGGCTCTCATGCCGCCGCTGCAGCAGGCGATTACGCGGGCGTCGGCGCCGTTGCTGGAACGCATCGCTGCACTGGAGGCGCGTGCGCCGGTAGAGGGACCGCCCGGACCGCCTGGGCGTGATGGCGAGAACGGCCGGGGCATCGATCCAATCGAGGTGGTGGAGCTGATTAAGGCCCAGGTAGAGCGCGTTGTGGCCGAGCTACCGGTGCCTGAACCCGGCGAGCCGGGTCTAGCTGGGCCAGAGGGACCGCCTGGAAGGGACGTGGACCCCGAATTGGTCAAGCAGTTCGTCGCTGAAGCGGTGGCGGCGCTGCCGCCTGCGGTGGCTGGCAAGGACGGTAAAGACGGCGAACCGGGACCGGAAGGAAAGCCAGGACGCGACGTGGATCCAGTGCAACTCAGGCTGTTCGTCGCTGAAGCGGTGGCGGCGCTGCCGCCGGCAGAGGCTGGCCCGGCTGGCAAGGACGGTGAACCCGGCAAGGATGGCCGCGATGCCGATCCGGAACTGACCAAAGCCATGGTCGAGATACTGGTGTCCGAAGCCGTGGAGGCGATCCCGGCAGCCGAGCCGGGCCAGGACGGCGCCCCCGGCCGCGATGGACGCGATGGCTTGCCGGGACCGGCGGGTCCGTCCGGACGCGATGGGATCGACGGCAAGGATGGGCTCCAAGGCAAGGATGGCCGCGACGGTCTGAGCGCCGAGGACATGAGCGTCACGACGCCGGACGAGGGACGGACGATCGTCATCACCATGGCACGCGGCGGCGAGGTGATCTCGCAGAACGTCATCACCACGGGCTTGCCGCTCGATCGCGGGCCGTGGAAGGAAGGCACCTACGGCAAAGGGGATGGCGTCACCTTGGGCGGCGAATACTGGATCGCCCGCCGAGACACCAAGCTCAAGCCGATCTACGGCGCGAATTCGGATTGGCGCCTCGCAGTCAAGAAGGGACGCGACGGCAAGGATGGACATGATGGAAAGCCGGGCGAGCCAGGACCAGAAGGCAAGCCAGGACGCGATCTCACGCAAATCGGCGCGAATGGGGAACGGTGGTGAACCGCCGCCATGGTTCCTCGACTGGACCGGCGAGGCCTGCGCCATCGTCGCATCCGGGCCATCGACGAAACGGGTGAATGTCGGCGCGCTGCGCGGCCAACTGCGCGTCATAGCGATCAAGGAGAATGTCGAACTTTGCCCATGGGCCGATATGGTCTACGGCTGCGATGCGGCGTGGTGGCGCAATGCCAATGGGGTGCCGACATACGCCGGTCTGAAGGTGTCGGCGACAGGCAGGGTGACGAATCGGTTTCCGGATATCCGGATCGTGCAGGTTGCCGATCCCTCGGGCGACAAGCTGGTGCTGGCACCGCCTGGCACGATCGGTTCAGGCGGGAATTCGGGCTTTCAGGCGTTGAACCTGGCAGTGCAGTTCGGAGCCCGCCGGGTGCTGCTGATCGGCTTCGACATGACCGATCATTACGGCGTGCATTGGTATGGCCGGGCCAACGGTAACGGACGCAGCAATCCGGCCGAGTGGAATTTCCGGCGCTGGCGGACGGCGTTCGACACGGCGGCAGTGCAACTGCAGGCGGCG